AACCTTCTGAATCGTTTCAGCGGATGTATTAAACCTAACCGCCAAGTCACCGATTCGATCAAACTCATCCATCAGTTGCTTTGTGCCAGAAATGATCTCTGTAAAAGCAAATCCGGTTGCGAAGTCACGCACAAGGTTTCCCGCGCCAGCAAACTTTTCGGTCTTTGCCTTCGTTTCATCCATCGCCCCGCCAAGAGAACGAATGCGCCTTTCCATTGCATCGTTTTTACCGATCTTCCGCATGATGACTTCAATGTCCTCCATCCCAAGCTCAGTTCCCTTGAGGCTGTTCTTTAGTCTTTCAGTCTCTTCGCGGATCTGCGTGAGAACCTTTTCAAACCCCACGTCCTTCGCGCCAAATTCTACGGTTACATCTGCCATAATTTATGCCTCAACTAATTTTGATTGATCGCCTTTTAAGATTTTGCTGAGTTGCTTTTTCATTTTTTGAGCAACAATAGATTGCGCTTTGCCTTGCTCCATAACATCAATTACATCCGATGCCCACGGAACTTTGTTCGTAAGCAAGACCGTGGGATTGTTTTTATTTGCGGTATTGTCTCTAACTTCTCCGCTTCTGAAGTCCTCTAAATGCCGAAGAACCCATTTTGGAATGCTTGCCGTGAGTTTTCCTTTGTTAATCTTTTTAAGTTGCGAGGCGCAACTCGCCCAACCGGACTTGGCAATACCAACTTTTTTAAGCGTTGCTTCCAGATAATTGTCCAAGGTTGCAGCATCTACAAATAACCGATCAACAAACTTCCATCGCCCGATGTCTTTAGTTCTTCCACCAGCAGATGACATCCTACCATTTACAAAATTCTTTTTGTGGAATGCTCGCAGAGTGCTTTCCGTTGCGTCTGGCAAGAAATGACTACGGTCCGTTCCGTAAACCGTGCCGTCTTTAGAAACAAACAACCTTACATTGGTTGTTTTTTTGTAGAAAACGGCATCGTCCATTACGGCTGAGATTGGAGAAAATAATCCTGCTCTTGCTTTACTTCCGCCGCTTTTCCCCAACAAATCCCTTGTGATTGCCTTCTCCCCTGCTTTCTTTGAGCTATCGCTCATGCCGAATGGTTGCGTCCTGCGCGCAAGCTCCACGCATAACAAGCGAGCATTCAGCATAACGGCATCAGGAATGGAGACATTTTTAGCGTCAGCATACCTTTTCATGATTTGCTCAAATCTTAGGTCTTGGAATTTGAATTTTGCCATTTGAATTGAATGTGCTAAATGCCCCTTCAATAATGGACAAATTGTCAATAGAACCTTGCTCCTGATCGTTTATATGAATGCGAGGAATATTGTTTGACCAATTATCGAAATCCATCAACTGAAGCCCCGCATACAATGGAAGTTCGTGTAGAATGTAGTTGCGCGACCATCCCGTCATTACAGCGATTCTCCCCAAGTAGGCACATAACCAACTTGGGGATGCTATTTTTTTTCGCTCAGTTCTTCTTGGCGGCTAAATTTTGCAATCGTTTTAGCTGCGGAGTATTTAGCCCAAGCCTCATCTACAATCGGTTCAAAGGCGAGAATACGCGAATGATGTTCGTTTAGGCTTGTTTGTGAAATCCATTTGATAACTTCCTTTTTGAAGTTTGAAGTCCCGTAAACAACATCCAGAATCTGATCGATTGAAGCGCAATGCAAAAATAAGAATTGCGCAATTTGTTCAACCTTATTGTTTTCTGAAGAGAAAATTTCCTCGTTCAGAATCCACATGAATGATGCGCCTGTGATTGGCCGAACAATCATGTCGTCAATTTTCCGTTCACGCTCCAAGAGTCCGCATTCTCTCAGAATCTCATCATCTTTTTTCATTTCGTCGTTCATATCATTTTAGCAATATTTCTTTTGTCTTCGTCCGTTGCGTCTTCACGAATGAGAATATGCTTTCCATTTGTAATCACCTCAAGCATTCGCGGAGTGTTCCGAATCAGATCGACAAAAACATCCCGATTTGAAGCATACGCCCTCAAATAATTTATGATGTTCTCGGGGTCGGCTTTATCAAGTGCCTCTCCACCCTTCGTCATACCCGAATAAACGTCCTCTGCCTTTTCTCCTAAGTGATTCAAGGAATCAAACCAAAATACGGTTGATTCTTTCCCGTCATTACGAACCGTTCTGGTTATTGGATTGGGATTTTTCAGCTTGAAACCGAGCGTGGCTAAAGCTGTCGCGGCCTTCAAATTGGCCGTGTAAAAGTATTCTTCTTGTATATTTATTGTCTCAATGTTCATTTTTATTTGCGCTCTTTAACCGGAGCGCATCGGCTTTTTTTGAATTACATCGAAGGATACTGCGTAGCGTCAATATTGATCATTCTGAAGGTATCGCCGCCAGTTTCAAACGAAACGGAATCCACCACGATCTTGCCGCCCGTTACACCGCCAGAAGTTGTCGAGTTAGCAAGCGTAATAAGTCCTCCCACGCCAGCTGTGGCAACGCCAGATGCCCCGTTAAGCACACCGGAGATCGAAATGGAGGCGTTAGCCCCATAAAAGGAAAGAGCGACAATATCGCCAACCTCGTTCGACACTTCAGCCTTCTGCGATTGAATTGTGCGAGTGAATTTAGAAAGGATGATGCCAGTTTCGGCAGTCGCACCGAATGAGACGTTTGCTGCGGATGTGGAAGTGATGACGGTAGCGGCCATACTTCGTAAAAATTGTCAACTAAGGATTGGCGATCAGAGAAGCGTGGCAAGTAATCCTTACGCTTCTTTCAAAATGCCGCTCGTTCGTTGCAAATGAAACCGGACCATCTCTCAAGATTCCATACACGTATGCAAACTGCGGTCGTATTGCGTTCAGCTTGTCCTTTAACCCGAAAACATCGTGCGAAATACACAGGATATTTGACCATAGGTTTTCAACTGCTTGAGCGTCCGTATCATCAGCCTGTGCCAGTAGGATAACATCCACAGAGAATTGAAAGATCGCAGAGTTTACAATCGATTCTTGGTTGCGAGTGCATTTAACGAAGCAAGCGGGTAAGGAAATTTGATTGAAGTTTTCCGATGCCGTAACAACTAATGCCCCGCGCATCTCTTGTTGTAGTGCCAAAATAAAAGCGTCCGTCAACGCCTTTTCAAGCGTGAGCGTATAGGTTGCTGCCTGTTGAATAATCATCTTTTTTCTACTCCTCGAATCCTTAGTTCGTGATCTGCTAAAATTATGTCATGCCTCTTGTCCACCTCAGCATTCGCTTCCATCCGAATCAAAACCTGCTCGATCTTGGAAATCCTATCGTCAATTTTTTGAAACTCAACCCGTGTTACAAATTGAGATTGCAACCAGATCATTATTATTACTCCGATTGGGGCGGCAAGCTTTGCGATAATATCAATCCCCCTGTTTATATCCTCAATTTTCATGGCGTCCAATCAGGCTTTAATTAAAAATAATTTTGCTTCAGCTTGGGAATCGAACCAATACCACCCATCGACGGGATATGTATGCTGTTCGTGCGTTTCCTTGCGGAGTTCGTAGTTTTTATTGAGCACAAAATTTGGCCCATAAATCAACTCTCCGCTTTCCTCCTTGTAAAATCCAGATGTGTTTTCCATATAAAATTATCCTGCAACGGTCCAATTTTTTGCTGTTGCGATTGCGCGGTTGTCCGTTGCTGTTCCGTAGTTGTTTGATACGGTTATGGTTTGTGTTGGTAGCGCAGTTAAATCGGCAAGGTTAGTGTAAATTTCGTTTAGTTCGGTTGCGCCAAGCGTGGAACTTGAAAATGAAACACTGCTCTTTATACCTGTTGCTAAAACCCGTTTAAGTGAGCTGCCACTTGAAACAAAAAGACTCATGTTTGTTGCGCTTGAGCAATCAAGTGCTGGAATGCTCTGAAGCGATCTACAATTGTTAAACATAACGGCCATTGATTGTGCTAAAGAAGTATTAAATAAAGAAATGCTCTGAAGTGATGTGCATCCAGAAAATATACTGGTCATGTTTGTTACCGCCGAAGTATTTAATAAAGGCATACTTTGAAGTGATGTGCAATTGGAAAACATGCTGGACATGTTTGTTACCGCCGAAGTATTTAATAATGGAATGCCCTGAAGTGATGTGCATCCAGTAAACATACTGGTCATGTTTGTTACCGCCGAAGTATTTAATAAAGGAATGCCCTGAAGCGAGGAACACCCAGTAAACATGCTAATCATGTTTGTTACAGCAGAAGTATTAAACAACGGAATGTTTTGAAGTGAGGGGCAAAAATTGAACATAAAATTCATGTTTGTTACAGCCGAAGTATTAAGCAACGGAACATTTTGAAGTGAGGAACACCCACTAAACATACCATTTATACTTGTTACCGCAGAGGTATTAAATAACGGAACACTTTGAAGCGAAGAGCAAACATTAAATAAATTTTCTAAATTTGTCGCATTATGCGAAAGAATAGTGCATTGTTGAAGCAATCTTGTTCCTGCTATTGTCCCACCGATTGCCAATGTTGTGCAATTTGGAGCGGATAAGGTAATTTCAAGAATTGGAGTAGTATATGACGTGATCCCAAGTGCTGAGTGCTTAAAATTAAACGAGATAGATGTAAGGTCTACTCCTGCTTGCGGGGTTATGACAATCATTGCCTGTCGCATTTTAGAACCAATCGGCCCAATTTCTGTTGATGCGGAGAGACTGCTATAAACATAATTATGCTGCGCTGTAACTCCAGTTGCAATATTTTCAATGATACCGTCACCCCAATCAACGGTATATTCTTTGGAACAACGAAAAGCAAAAAAATTGCTGTTATTGTCTCCAACAAGAACAAGCGCGGCAGCTTTCTGTTCTGAAGAAGTAATTATTGGCATAGCAATCCAATCGCTTGGTCGAACCCAACCAGAATCGGGTGTCACGCCAGATACAAGAGTAGTGCCAAGATAGATTTTCCCAGTAGTTGTAGGCATTAGTCTGTAATAATGTAAAGAGTTTTCGTATCAGGCGTTGGAATATTGTTATATTCCGTCTGTGTAAGAGATACCATATTTGTTACTGCTTCTGCTCCTGTGATTCCAGTTGGGTTGCTACCTACTGCAGCGATTGCCAAAGGCGTTAAGGGATCAGACCCGCCAACGGCATGAGAAGAGGCGTGAGAGGTTGGCGATCTGGCATCGCTTAACCTCGCGTCTGTAGTAATTACTGCTGTTCCAGAAATGGCACTCGGAGAAATCCCTGTCGATGGTGCTTTCCCTGCCAAGTCACTTGTAAGGCTTGCAATTTTGCTTTGTGCAATCGCTGCCGCTGCGTCAACATCAGCGTCAAAAATCAAGTTTGCTGGTGTTTGGAAAACACCATTTACAACTTTGACAACGCCCGTTCCAGCTACAGATGAAAATGTCGTGTGCGCGTGGGATGGCGTAACATTCCCGAAGTGAAGTGAAATGTGAATGTTATTCTGCGTGGCTTTGCCTCTAAGCTCAATGTATATCCGGTCGGTCGCAAGGATTGTTGTAAACGGGAAAACAACCGATGCTGAGTATTGGTTTATGACCGTGGGATCATAAACATAAATGTCATCCGACTCCGATAATAAAGTTGTCGTTGTCCCGTTGTATTTGTAGACAAACAATCTAAGGATACACTCGTCTGAGCTATTCGCATTTGAGTCTGCCCAAATATTGAAGTCCCATAATCCAGCAGGAATTTGGGTCACATTTGGATCGGCAGGATCGCTTACAAATCCAGCGACTAAATCATACGCAACTTTCGACAAGTGCGCCGATGTGATAGCCGACTGCGTTATTGTTGCAAACCTTGAGAGCCTTGCAGCCGATTGCGGACTTGTCGGCAATCCCGTGATGGGAGCAACTGCCGCCTCGTTAAAGTTGAAAAAGTAGTTTACCCCACCGCCACCAGAACCTCCCTGCGGGATAGCCGCTGGCAACCATGACGATCCGCCCCATTGCAAAATCTGGCCGATTGATGGACTCGTTGCGGATACAGAATACCCTTGGAGTTTTGCAACGCTTGGAGCGGGATATGTGCCGCCTAAATCACCCGTTGCTGATCCGTTCGGAGAGCGTGAATCTGATAGCCTCGGGTCGGTAGTAATTACTGCCGTGCCTGATATTGCCGATGGTGAAATCCCCGTTGATGGTGCCTTCGCATTTAGAACATCCTGCAAATCGGTTTGATTTGAAAGCGTGCCTGTAATTGTTCCCCAGCTTACAACGCTAACCGAATTGATCCATTCTGTATCATAGTTGGCGTTTGATTTTTTGGCTAAAACTTGCCCTGTTATCCCGCCAATCGTAACGCCTACTCCCGCTGCCCCTTGGTTTCCTGTCGGTCCAGCCGGACCAGTGACAAATTCAGTCCGTAATGGGAGATCGCGTATTTCCTCAGAATTGAAAAAAAGATTGTTGTCGCTCATTTATTTATATCCTCCAAAGTAAAGTTCACGCTTACGGCATCCTGCGCCAATTCGGCGGAGGTTACTCGGAATTTCCTGCCGCCAATAACCAGCGTGTCGCCTAAAGAAATCGATTGGGTTATCGCATCGTATGCGGCAATGATTGACATATTCACATCGTTCATAAATCCCCCTTCGCTGAGAGAATTGTCGCGCCTATATGCCGTTCTGTTTGCGGTAAAAACATTGCCGTTGAAGGAAACGCCTACTGGCAATTCGTTCATCACCGCATACAGGTCATTTGTTAAAATATCAAGTAGCCCCACAATTGGTTGTTAAGTCAAATCGCTGCGAGTCTCTTTTGATTTGCATGGGAAAAATCATCTTGTTCAGAATCTGGAATGTGAAACCAAGAAGAACGGAGAGCAGAGCAAATGACCGTTGGTGCCGAGTTGATGGTAACGACCTGCCTTGCCTTTGCTATGTATGCGCAAAGCGTCTCGATTGAATCAAACTCACGCATTCCGAGGTCTTTCTTTCCAACGCAAATCACAGGATTCCCATTCGCAATTATATGGGCAAGTTGAATGATTTTGGATGTGTCGTATCTGATGTTTTGCGAGTATCCAAGCGGGAAGCATAGAACCGAGTCCTGTATTATTGGAGGAACGCAAATTGCAGGAGCGTTTAAATGTATTTCCCTTGGTATTTCCTCTCCTTCTTCAATCAAATCCCAAATGTAATCAGCCCATTTTTTCCCGCTCGTTCTGAAATTATTATACCTATTCGGCCAAATCTGAAGATCAATCACCCTGTCGAAGTAATTCCTGTCAGAATCTGGACGGCAAGGCGCACAATAATCAACCGTCTCAAAAAGGTTGTGATATTCCTCGTTGCATTCAAATACAACCTCGTTTCCTAATTTGTGAAAGTATTCAGCGATTGGAAGGCATCGCAAAATGTCGCCAAGTCGCAAGTGATAAATTATTAAAATTCTCATATTCTCTCAAACACCATTGAAAGGATGTTCTTGTTGCCGTCTTTTCGTATTGTATCCTCAATATCCGAGTCGATGATTGGCAAGAAATTGCAAGAGCGCATAATTGCTATCAGAGAATCTGTCTTGAAGTGGTGCAGGTGTTCGTCTTCTCGCCTGTGCTTCCAAGATTTGAACCAATCGTCCGATGGGTAATGGCAATGTGGAACAGAAATGACAACATATCGGCAATTCAAATTTTCAATTGTTGGTGCTGGATTCTCGAAATGCTCTAACACGTCAAAAAATGTTACAACTTCCACGCCGATGCTAAAAATATCTTCAACAAATTTAACCCCAGTTGGCGGCATTATTCCTGTGATGTCGTTTCCGAAGCAATGCGGGATGATGTTCTTTGCAGCGTCTAAAAACTCTCCGCTTCCATAGCCAACATCCAAAATTGAACTTGGAACATGGCCGATCGCCCCAACGATGAAGCCCAAACGCAAGTGCGCCATTTGCTGGCATTTCTCAGGATATTTTTTGTATCTGTCGGCAATGTATTTTTTGTCGTAGTTCGTTTTCTCTGCAATTTCAATCTGAGAAATCACACCGAATTCGTCTTTTCTGTAATTCTCAAGCATTGCCGTGGATTCCTTCAAATATCTTCTTTGCTCTGTTGTATTCCTCAACATCATTCCCTCGCTCATAAGTCGCGTCAAGCGGCCTATTCTCCCAAAACGGATGATGATGAATTATTGCGATGTCCTTTGCCTCAACAATCGCATTATTTTTTGCTGCCCTAAATGTAAAGTCCGTGTCTGAGTAAACATTTTTGAAGGCAGGGTTAAAAAGCCCATGCTTTTCAAAATATGGTTTTGTCAGGATCGCCATGCACAACAATTCGTCTTTTCTGTATCCATCAGAAATGCGAAGAACTTGTTCCTTTGTAATATCAAGCCTCGCTTCAATCATTTCATCCCATGCGGGAGGGCATTCCCAATCATCCGACAACTGAATAATTATGTCCCCGATACATTCTTTCGCACCTAAATTCCACGCACCGACTGAATATCCGTTATCCTTCTGAATTATGTGCCTAAATCTTTGAAGAGTTTTTGATTTTTCATCGTCCTCATCAAAAACAAAGATATGCTCGATCCTTTCTGGATGTTTTGCCCTTGCAAACCACATTGCCATTGCCTGAGTTGCGACTAACGGTCTGCCCCTTGTGGCATGAATCAAGGATATTTTGGGAAGTGCGGAAGAATTCAGAACCGACATTTCAAATCCCTTCGCTTCATCGCCTCGTCCCAATTCTCGTAAGCACCACGCTTTTAGGTGTTGAGCCTTCCACGTATACCACTCTTCTCTGTGCGTCCACTGCTTAAAGCTTGGAACAGGAATCTTCAGCATTTCCTCAACAAGTAACAACGCCTCTTCTGGCTTTTTGTTATCAAGCAAAGTTGAAGCTTCCAATCCGTATGCCTCGCGCCTGTTTGGTTCTAATGCTCTCGCCTGTTTTACAAGGCGCAATGCCGTTTCCTCTGTTGTCAGCATCGAGCAATTCATAAGCGTCTCGTATTTATGAACGCCATCAAGGTCGATCATCGCTAATGCCTCAGAACCATACTTTGCAGACTCGGCATGGTTTCCGGTGATGAAGTTTTCGTAATGAAGGTAAAATTTGTAATGCGATGACATTTTGTCGTTGTGCATCAAAATCCGCTTGTTCCTTTCGTTGCTTGGCCGAACGCCGATTGGAGGTTGATGAACAATCTCAAGGTCGCGCCTCATGTATAGCTTCACGTCATTTGTAGGTTGGACATTTTCGTGAATCGGGCGATGCCACCATCCCGTTTTGTAACGGAAGAACCTCTCCCTCGGAGCGCGCTTGTTTTGCTCTGCAATTACATAGTCTGTAAGAATCCATTGGAAGTCTGACGGGCAATCTTGCAACGCTTTTAGGTGAGGTTCTGCCATCTCCGGCATGAGAACATCGTCGCAGTCCGCCCACATTGACCACCCATCGACTCCTGCAAGCTCGTAGGCTTGTGCGAACGCTTGATTCCTTGCCGCTCCAAAATCATCCAAGTGAGCCCACTCGGCAACAAGTGGAGAGTTAAAATATTCCCCCACATAACACCCAAGCTTTTTTGCAATGCTTAACGTCTTGTCTGGCTCAAGTGAACCAATCGCTCGGATGATTACAATTTCATCGCAAATTTGTTGAAGTGACTTTACGCATCGCTCGATCCTTGGCTCTTCATTGCCGCAAATCAGCCCAGCTACCAACTTATTTTTTCGGTTCATATCTATTTCGGGTTTTATGTCAAAAGCAAAACCCCGCTCCGTATGGAGCGGGGTATATGAACCCAAACATAACACACTAAACCTACATATCAGGCAAATCCTGTGGTGATGCGAATGATGCTCGATCCGTCGATAACTTTCTCAGCGGAGTTCTGACGAACGCGAAGAACATCTGCGCGGCGTGCCTCATCGCGGTAGGTCTCGGAAACAAATGGAACAGGAGAATCCTGCGCCCAGATGATTGTGCGACCGAATCCGCCACCAGCAAAGTCACCGCCAACGGTGTTACAAAGCGCAAGGTAGGTGTTCGACCAGAGGAATCCGCCAGAATAAGGTTGTCCTTTTTTGGCTTGATTCTTTGCACCGCGACCAACAAGAACGCGATCCACTCCAACTGCCGCAGCGAGTTCTGCCTCATTCAGCAAGCGGCTTTGATTTGTGGCAACAACACCGAAGAATTGGTTTTGCACAAATGTCGAGCGGCGAATGCGCTCAAAAACAGGTTGTGACATAACCAATGTGTTCGGAAGCACACCATACTTGGCGAGTTCCAGCTTTGCTGCTGCAACATCTCCAGGGACATTGAAACTGGTGATGTTCGCTTCTGTGTAGGCGGCTGTTGCGGAGATCGCAGTCAAACCATTAGCGGCGAAGGTTGCTGTAGCAACGCGAGCCTCATGGCTGATTTGGATTTGGCGCAGGAGCATCGCGGCGATATTCACTTCAGTATCGAAGAATCTGTCGAGGTCGCGGCGATTGGAGTCTGGAAGAACCTCTTCAAGACCGTATTCAATCGCATCGTATGTATCGCTTGCGAAACGGCGACTTGTGCGAGCGTAGCCAGAACCAGCGGCAACCTTCAATGCGTCATCGTTGAGCAGTTCAGCATCGCCAAGGTTCAGTTTCAGATATGCGCCAGAGCGAACATCTGCGCTATAAATTGGCATCACTTCCGTGCCAATGAAAAGATTGTTATTGTTGCTGAGTCCCTCAAAGACCGCTTGAGCAATGTCAGCGCGAATGGTTGTGTATGATAGTGCCATAAAATTAAAAGGTTACTGATTGAATTTAGGGACGTATTCGACAACATCACCAGCGACTCCGCTGTTGATAGCAACGCCCAAAGTTACGGTGCTTGCATTTGCGTAAACACCAAGGATGCCGCCGCCTGTGATAGCGTAAACGGTATTCCCAGCGGTAACGCTAACGCCAGAGGTCACAATTCCGAATTGCGAGGCGAAGAACAATTTCACGCTGCCTTGATCGTTTGCGGCAACGTCATCTTGAAGCACTCCAATTGCGGAAGCACCTGTTGCCGCAATTTGAGCGGCGTTATCCCCGCTGATTGCAACGAGGCTGTTTGCTGTTACGGCTGCGGCGAAGTTAAAACTCCGGAAGCCATTGTCATTTTGTGTTGCCATAAATTAAAATTAGAAATTGAGTTCGTTATTATCGCGTGCTGCGATGTATTCGGTTGGGTGGTTTGCCATGGCAAACTTGATTGCGGCTGTGCGACTGCCGAGTTCCTTGGTTTTCTCAACGATCAAACCCTTGAGAGAAAAATCAGCTTTCTTATCCTCAACGGCAACCGATGCCTTAACTGGCATTGCGCCAAAGTTGGAAATGATGCGGTCGAGTTTTGCTTCAAGCTTTTCAGCAACTCCCATTACCTCGATGACTTCATCTTTCATCGGAGCGGCTGGCATCATTGCTTCCATTTGAGTCTTGTAGGTGAGCATCGTCTCTTCCAAGGCGTCCATACGCTTTGCGAGTTCAACAATTGTTACTCCCTCTTCGGAATCGGGCATATCTGGTGTTTCGGTTGTTTCAGCCATTTCCATGTGAGAATTGTCAACTGGCTTTGCCGTAAAGCTGAAAAGCCCTGTCGCGTTTGCCGCTGGCGTTTGAACTAAATCAGCGGAATAAAGCTCTTCGCAGCTTGCAAAAAACATTCCATTTGATTCGCGTGTTGGTCCGCTAAATGAAATTGAGATTCCGAATGTATCTGGAAGTTTTGTGGAGATTTCCAAGACATATTCCTTCATCGGAGAAGACTCCAAAAGGTTTAGATCGGCAACCAACTTGTCGTTTTCAATGCGGAAGTTGGTGCAATATCCAACGATGTCTCTGATCCCTGCCCCGTGATCGAGATTCACTTTAACCCCGCCCCTATAAGATTCAGCGCAGCCCTTTACCTCAAGCAAAGTTTGACTATCGACATAAATCCCATGTCCCTTTGCCTCACCGATTGAAATTACAGATACGCCTTCAATTACATTCATGCTACGGCATGAATGTCAAAATTACTTTTCTTCGCGCATTTTTTCAGCTCTCCCTCTTGCCCAAGTTTGCCCAGCATCCCCCCCCCACAACGCCCAAGCAATTCGGCCATTTGATGGGAATCCGTCTTCGTTCGGCGTGAATCCTTTCCCTTTTTTATCTACCTCATGGCGTGAAAAAAAAGAGTGCATTCTTTTCACCGTATCGTCGGAAAGGTCTTTACCATTTGAAATATCTCTCGCTCTGGCCACGCCAACAAGCGTCCCGCCCCTTCCAAATTTTCTACGCCATTCAAGCCCCTTCTTTGCTTCAGAAATCATTCCTGCGGTCGGTTTGTTTTCATCGGCAAATCCTGTTGGAATTTGCGGTTGTGGCGTTGCGCTTTGCGGTGCCGTTTTTATGAAGGCATCGATAGCGACATCATCCAATCCGAACACCGATTTCATCAGAACCGCAGCTTGAGCAGATGTTAATTGACCGCCAGCCATTGCCGAAATAAGTAACATCAGGGATTGAGTGCCACCAATGCCGATCGTCTCAATCAATGGTGCGGCACCATCGGTATCCAACGAATCAATAACCGTCTCGGGAACTGAATCAGAAATTCTAATTGGCTGTAATCCAAATTCTTGTCCCAAATCTTTTATTATTGAAGCCTCTTTTGCTCTTGCCCGTAATGCCTCTTCGTAATCTTCGCCTGAGTCGGCATAAATCTGCGATGCTGTTTTTAGCCCAGCCTTCCAAAGTGCAATATCTGCGCTTGCCTCACGCCCGTAATCAATGCTCACCTTTGCTGGCCAACACCATCTTCCATCAAGAATATATTCGGAGTCTGGAAGCAATCCTCGGGACACCGCATCCAGCAAGATAATATTTTTTATCTTGTTCAGAAATTGGCTTTCCAACAAACCCCTCCAACGGAGAAAAGTTCGCTCGGCCATTGCTGCGTCCATGCGAGCCATTGGGCCGCTTTTATCAGCGTCATAGGCGAATCCATAGGGAAGGCCAACCGCCATGCAAATATGAGCTTGGATCAGCTTTATGAACTCCCCGAATGCGCCTGTCGGACGATCCGACTTGAACATTTCCATTTTCTCTCCCGCTGAAAGATAATTGACGGTCGCAGGGTCGAGGCTTTGCAATCTGGTTGTTTGCCCCTGATCGTTTGGAGCAGAACGGGAAAAGTAATCAGATGGATCAGCGGAACCTAATTCTGTCGTGATAATGCCGCTCTGGTATGAAGCGTATTTGATTGCCATCACTTCGGCTTTGATTGCCTCTTGCAAGTCTCTCGTTGCGTTCAATGCTGCGGCGAATGCTGATCTGCCGCGATATTCATCAAGTCGCGTAGCATCAAAAATGTGAATAAATTCCTCTGCCGCAATGTCTGTTGGTGAAACGAATTGATTGTTAATCGTCCTCTGGAAAATCGTGTAAGAAAATGGTCTGCCATACTCATCAACATTGATTCCACCAATGTATTTATCCGTGTCAGTCCTGTCATAAGGTGATCCGATGCGATCAGCCTCAACCGATTGAAGTCTTAAATTTTCCCCATCACGAACAATGATAAATCCGCAGTCTCCGTCTCGGAGCGTTGCGATTGTAGCGAGTTGAAGCAATGCCGTGAAGTCATGCCGCCTCAAGAAATCACATTCTTTGCACCACTTTTCCCAATATGCTTCGATCTGCGAATCAATAACCTTGTCGCCTGTTCGTGCCTGATAGCCAATCCGACCAGCAACATAGGTCGAGAATTTTAGCAGGATTGATTTAACTGGTGAAAAGTTGTCCGCGAGGTCTCTTGCTGCGCGAATGAGAGAATACCTTTCCCTTGTTCCCGATGTGTCTTCTGCCCCTGATATGTTCCTTGGAATCCCCCGCTTGTCACTTATCAACGCAGAATCAAATCTTCCGAAGTTTCGCAGTCTTGACTGCTCGACCATTCTGTTGAGTGCCAGTTTTGGCGAAATAAACGAGATCGCTTTTGTGATAAAATCTTTTTCCATTATGGTCGTTGGGTGGGGAATGTTGAAACGAATCTTTTTACACGATTGCCTGATACCGCATCAATCGCGGCCTGAAGTTCTTTGATGGTTTGCGAAACTTCGGCAAGATTTGCCCTCGTGAAGCTGCGCCCCGCTATGCTGTAAGATGCTCCCGCAACTGCGATTGCTTTTAGGCAAGCGATAAAGTCCGTTTGCAATTCTTGCAGGGTCGCAAGAGGCAATCCGAAGAATGATTTCTGTAATCCCATTTGTTGGTGTGTTATGTCAATTTATTGCGTCCCTGCATTGCCTCGATAACAAGCAGTCTTCCGTCCAATAATCGCAAACAGCATTTAGTGCGTCAAGCATTTTTAGCTCTTGTTCAATTCATCAACGATATATTTGCTGCGTGATTTTTCACCTCTTACAAGATCAATCTTTTGCCAGAATGATTCCGATGCTGAAATTGATTTGCTGATCTTTTGCCTTCCTTTTCCGGAGCCTTTTTTCCTTCCAGAACCAATCCGTTTTCCGCCGCTTTGTTTTTTCATTACCAGTTTCTCTTGCGAAATTTTCCATCTTCCCATGCCCATGTGTTTTTCTCTTTTTGTTCTCCGCTATTAGGAGACCAATCCTCTTGGTCGGACTTTGCTGAGTTGCAATCTTTGCAAGCCACAACGCAATTTGCGATGTGATCTAATCCGCCTTTGGCCTTTGGCGTGATATGATCGACCGTAGGCATCGGGCCATCCCAGCCATTGAAACAAGTCTCAACTCCACAATAAGCGCATTTCCATCCGTCTCGTTCAATGATTTTCAGAATGCGTTTTCCGCCAACCGGAGGCATTAAAACTTCAAAAGCCGATGCAATTTTTTTCCAATGATCTCGTTCATTTTCAACCTTAACAAGTTCGCTCCGCGCCTCGTCGCGCTCGCGCTCCAGTTTGCGAGCAAATTCTGACTGGACAAGCCACTCATCGTTTTTTCTGCCAATTGAAATTAAGTATTCAGCCGCATCTGTTTCTGGTGTGTCACTCATTTCGCGCCCTCCAATGCGTTTCTGGCAATAATTCCCATATTTTCTCTGTCCGCGTAAATGTCTGTGCCATCAATAAATAAATCCTCGATTTTCATCAATGCCTCCCGCGCCTCGTCGCGCTCTTTATTTGCTTCGCGTAACTTTCCTTGAGCAATAACCATTTGATCTGTTGCAATAACAAACGCCTCCCGCGCATCAGTCAACAGCTTCCGCAACACAGGGACGCATCCGCAATGCTTCTCATCTGGATGGTCTGCCTCAACATGAAGTGCCGCATTCTCCCAATCCGATAACGCCTCCCTCGCCTCGTCGCGCTCTTGCTTGAGAGTCTTTGCCAATTCAGTAAATACTTCCAAAGCTAACTTCAAGGTTCTTTCGTTGCTTGTTTCTGGTGTGCCGTTCATATCAATTCTTGCTGTAGATTTTCATTTTTTTTATTCTTCGCCTTTAATTGTTTCGCTTTCCATTTCATAACATCTTCACGAATCAATTCATCTGTGTCGGGATAGTAAATATACATACTGCCATTGAAATTGATTCCGCCATAATACCGCGCAATGGAAAATTGGGTTTGCGTAACATTTGTTATTCCGAATGGTGATTTTCGGTGGAGTGGACAAGCATCCAGATCGGAAAGGATGCTGAATTTTTTTGAATCATTCATGGTCTGCAACTGATTGTTTAAGGTTAAAAATCCCTTCCAAGTCTGGCTCGTTCTGCATTATCAAACGAGCGTAAAATGCCGTGTAGGAATTACTCAACTTGTATTCGTCTTGACTATCTGTCGCCAAGAAATACTCCCATCGCAAAACTTCATACAGCATTTTAATTCCCGTTTGCGCGCTCCTGTTCTTTGCTCTAAATCGCCGTGCTAAAGCAACAAGCGAGGCGTAAACATGAGGATTGGAAGCGTGAAAGAGTTCAAACTTGATTGCCAGTTTCCTTTTTTCGTGAAACTCAAATTCGCATTGGTCGCTCATTTTGTTTTTTTGTCGAACCACTTTTGGAAGTGCCCGAAGTCGCGGGGTTCTGTTACGCTTTTGTTCTGGTTGCAAACATCGCACTTGCCGAAGTGCCATGTTGAGATCCGTTCTTTTTTTGTGCCGTGCTTGATGCCGCATTCCCAACAAGACCATTGAGGATAGTTTTTCATATTTAGAGTGCGGGAGGGTTTACCCTCCCGCAATAATTATTTTTTAGTTAATTTATTTTTGTTCTTCTTGATTTCAAGATATTTTGCATACGCATCAGACTTCGGTTGAGTCATGCCAAGTCCTTTGCACCACCAATCATTTCTTAAAAGAACTTTGCAAAGCCTTCTCCAAGATGGAACCCAATGCTTGTTTTCTAATTCTTTTGGTGCGTAATCTGGTATTTCACCATTATATCCTCTTTTCCTCCATCCCTTAATATGATCCTTAAACCTTTCAATAAAGTGATCTTTGCTGATTTCAGGCAATGTTGATAATAGCAAATTGCAAAAACTTTTATATGTATGATTGGGAGGCAATGTTATTTTATTGATTCCATTTATATTACCAATTTCATTAATATATAACGAACCACTATTTGCCCCATTAACGCGAGCTACAACCTTAAACCAACTTTGTGGTTCAAGTATATGGTATAACCATAGTCCTTTTTTTTGATCATCCCCATAGGGTTGACACAACCTTTGTTGTGATAAAGGAACTCCAGCTTGATGCATTAAATCATAAATGTGATTATGACATTTATCAGCTTTTTTATTATAAATCCAAATATCTTTCGTTTTCCAATCATATATTGGATATACGTTATATATACCCCCTGTTATTTTTGTAGTCCATCTTTTATTATTATATGTTTCTTTATCGGAAACAGCAATTGTTCTAAATCTGTTCAAACTTTCGTCTGCGCGTATTCCAACAAAAACAGCTAATGGATTCCCATTGGAATACCATTCAGCAAACATAATTATAAATTCTTCAAATTCTAAGTTTTTTACAAAAAATGGATAATAATTTTGATCACTTACTACTCCATCAAATTTAGGGATTTGCCTCACCCAATCATTTTTATGATCATCATCCCAGCAAGTCCATGAAGGTTGATAATTCGATACAGCATTTCTTAGTTTCATTGGAAGACATATCCAATGTAATTCAATGTGATCTTTGTATAATTCAAACATTTCACGGGCATGATTTGATGTAGCAATATATTGAGCTTCAAAATCAATTAGCATTATCCCAATTTTCCGGTTCCTTTGAATTGCTTCATCCATTACTAAATGAAACATTACAGAAGAATCCTTCCCTCCAGAAAATGAAAGAAGTATTTTTTCAAAATTATCAAATGTATATGCAATTCTTTCCTTTGCAGCAGTCAATACGTTTTTTGAGATCGGTCTTTTAAGTTGCATATTAATAAATGTCTGCTTTCGTTTTTGATTGAGCCTCTTCCCATTTAAGCTGAGTTCTATTATTTTTTAAAAGCCAGATATTTAAATACTCTAATGCCTTTAAATCTGCATCCTTTTGTTGTTCACTTGAAAGCAGGTTATACCCACCGCAAAAACGTGAGGGTATTCCAGAATCAATGCAAAGCGAAGCTTGTCCAAGCCAAGCGATGCGATTCATTTTTGAATTTGTTAAATAATGCTCACAAGAGTTCTTCCATTGCTCAATCACTTTTTTTAATGCTGATTCAAATCTTGGAATGTCAGATAAAAAATCTTTATACAAAATCTCACATTCTTCGGCAGTCATACTCTTCGGTGGCTTGTCTGAATAGAATCCAGATGGGAAGCATTCCCAATCTTCCCATTCGTGGAATATTCTTTCATTGTCTTGCTCACTTTCTGAAATGTCTGATTCATCTAACAAATTAAATTTCTCTTCATCAACAATTGCAGAATCCCATGCTTGACTAAATTTTTGATCTGAAAAAACATCTTGTAATCCAGAAATTTGACAAAGCCTTAAAACCTCATCGCTATCCATTCCAAGTTCTTTTGCGATTCGCTCATCATTCCAATTCCTTTTTTTCAATTCGATGACAATATCAGACATCGCATTTACAGCGTGCTTACCCCTTGCCCTGTTATGACGGATTGTTGATGCCATACGGTTCGTCTTATCGATTTGCGTTTCTCTTATTTGAACGAGTGGCAAGTATCCGCAAATTCGTGATTGTATGCTTTCACATTCTTTCCCTACTCGATGTCGATGAAACCCATCAATAACCTCAAAGCTACCATCAGGATCAGACATTGAAACAATTGGTTGAGTATAGCCATCAGAGTCTATTGATAAACGAAGTAATTCCATTTCTGGAGGGGCAACGCTATTCGGGTTGTAGTCATTTGAATGAACCAAGTCATTTTTTACCCATCGTACAAAATCAACAGGTTCATTTTTGAATGGGGAAATTTGATGCAGCTTAAATCTTATCTGATTCAACGCATCAACTTTTTCAGCTAATTGAAGGGCGGAAATTGAATTGATTAAATTATCAATTGTATTTTCTGATTTGCCGAATAATTCCATTTGTTTTTCGTCGTTCATATTTTCTATTTCTGTTTAGGTTTATTTTTTGTTGATGTTCTGGGGAGAACAAAAATCATGCAGGGATTGCAAGAATCCCCTGACCGCAACAATTGTAATACTCGATTCCAACCATTCCGTTTTCTTCAAACTTGGTGAAGTAATCGCCTCCACCATTAACGAGCCAAACTCCCTTGATTCCCAAGCTATGCTCGACCCATTTTTCAGACTCTTCAACTGGCTTGAAAGAACCACCAATTGATTGAACACAATCTGTCATTCCATCGAATGAAGATTTAACCCAAACTTGCAGGTTGTTCTTATTTTTTTTGATGAAGCTTTTGAAGGTTGCTTTTGTGATGTTCATTTTTTCTATTTCTATTTTTGTTTCTATCATTGGGATTCGTTCCCTTTGATGTTTCTAATCTCTCACAGAATTTGATTTCTGTAAATAGTTTTTTTCATTTATTTTTACCCACCCGCAAACCCTGATAAACACTACGCCTCCGCGCCTATCGGCAAAACTCCTGCCAACATTGCCGATGCGATTGCGATACATTCGCAGTCCCAAAGATGGTTTGGCCTTCCACCAATGCGCACCCATCTTTGCTCAACCTGTTTCGTCTTTGCGTTCACAATATCCTTTTTCATCTCGCTCAACATTTGCTTGCGGTAATTGTCGGAAACATCCCTCGGGACTTCCCATTTCAATGTTGCATCAGGCTGTCGAAGCGATGCCAACTTGTCCTTCACCTTTTCGTTGCTGTAGAAAAAATATGCGCATTTTAGCCCGTCCGATCCGGCTTGCGCCCCTTCAATTTTAGAAACAAATCGACGCGTCCTTCTGCTCCCCTCCATGTGATAAAATCCATCTTGCCCTGATCCGTGGGAGGCGGTCCAATTTCTTCGTGCGCATTGTTCGTAAACCAGCGGCGTATCATACCCAGCATCAATAACCACGCACCTCGGTTGGATTTCGAACTGCGATTGGATTGCATCGATGGTTTCCCAAGTCAAAGGACGCGATTCGTGCAGAAGCATCGAAGACCCGTCAACCCTAAACGCCCGGACGATTGCCCAAAAGTGATCCCGCTGTTTATCCACGCACAGAAACCTCCGATGCTCCCCATCTATTTTCTGCCCTTCCAAAAATTCTGTTTTGGAAAAGTCGCCCACCGATATTTCTGGCAAGTCGCTCGTGATTTCATTCTGCCAAGTTTGCGCCTTCCGTTTCTGCACGAATTGTTTTAGCGGTTCAATGTTCCCGCTGTTCTTTGCCTCGTTCGCCTCAATCCATTCCTTAACGATGGTAAACCAAGGAATCCACCAGACGGCATAAGCCGGATACTCGTAAGATTTATGACCACGAATCGGATGCGGGTTTAATGATCGATAGCTGGATCTCGTTGATAAATCCCTACGGACTGCTGCCGTGTCCTGATATTCGTGCTTGCAATGCTCGCAAACCATCCGCACAGAGTCTTGCACGTTGTCCCATAGAACATTGTTCCTTTCATCCCTGTCAGCAACGTATTTTATAGCCTCAAATAAGTATCTCTGCCAGTTCCCACATTGGGAACATTCCCATCCCCAAGCTTCCCTTGTCCCACTCTCCCATTCGACGTCTGCTTCATGCCCTGCATCCCATCCCTGCGAGACAAGAATTGTCTTCCGATTCCATCTGTCGTGATGCCGTGCCTTGAGTTCCTTGATCATTCCTCCCTTCCACCGCCAAACCTCGTCCCCAATGCAGTAACGCATGGACTTCTCTTGAAGGTTTGTCATGTTCGCCCCTCCTGCGAAAAGAACCATGTGCGGGAACAGGATCGTAGTTTTGCGCATTGCGTGCCTGTCTTGAGGGAATAGTTCCCTGACAGGCTGGCACTCGTTGAAAATAGGAATCAATCGGCTTTCAGTCCAATCTTTCACCATATCGTCAGTTTGACCCACAAACAATGTCGGTCCAGACTTCTGAGCGACAATAAAACACGCAATCGTTTCCATCATTGTCGTCTTTCCTCCACCAGTAGGGGCGCGAAGAAAGATTTGCGTTGTCTCGTCATCACTTGCCGCAAGCAAGGGATCGTTCAGCCAAGGCGCAACGCTTGGATCAAATCTGCTCGCACGATCAGAATTAGGAAAATTCACATTCTCACTTGCCCAATCAAGAATCGTCCCAGAATACGCCAGTTTGATGCCGGCCGCTATGCCTTCCAATAACGGATTGATCATATTTTCAAAAGTTCCCCCTGCATTTCTCCCAAAATGCCCTGCACTCGATCATTCAACTTCTTCCTCAATTCCACTTCCCCCAATCCTGCTAAAGCTCCGCTGGCATCGTTTACAAGCGCGGAAAGCTTTGCCGATAGGATTGCCCCAAATCTAATCCCTGCTTCTCTCACCTCCAGGTTCTTCACGTATTCACCCCGATCAACTGCAAGCGCATATTCAATCCGTTCGCATTCCAACAATGTTTTGCGTAGCCTCGCCTCGTTCAGTCCTTTCGGCGCATCCTTTCCCCTCCCATTGGTTTCAAGGAATTTCTTGCGCCACGCTTCAGCCTCGGCCATCGAAGTCATCGGCATTCCTGCCTTGACCATCTTGTGGACGTTGGGTTGCGTCATCCCCCATGCCTTTGCGATTTTCTGTTGAGTAAGTTTCCCTGTCTTTTTTTCCGATGCAAATTCTGAAGCGATCTTCGACTCTCTGGCGGTTAGAGTTTTCCCGCTCTTTAATTTTTGCAGGATATTCTTAAACTCGGCCTCTTTTATCTTCTGCTCTAAATCAACTGGTTTCTCGCTTTCCTTTTTCATTTCTTAAATGATTCATCCAAGATACACGGAACTGCATTCTTCCAAGAAACCCGATGGTGCATCCTCCGGAATACCGGACCCATATCCATCACCTTAACGCATGACGGAGAATACATTACAGAATACATCGACTTTACGTATGTTCCTGATTCCATGTATAACTCCGTCATCCCTCCTGAGTTGCTTTGCGTCTGCTTTTGCCTGATTGCCACATTTGGGATCGTCAGGAACAAATCGCCCCTTCTTCCTCCGCACGTATATAAATTAACGTCCTCGTTGATCCTGCCAAAGAATTTAAACGGCCTTTCAGTAGAACAAACAAAGGTGTTCATCGCTTTGCGCCAAGGTTTAACCTTTTGCGCTTTGCTTCCATTCTTTCCACCTATGAAATCTCCATTTTGTGCCATCGCAACCGACAATGCTTGGGAAGCTTCAAGAAAATCAATCATCGAATCAAAAACAGAATCAAGGTTTGAAAGGTTTGTCTTTTCAGAATAATTATTTTTAGAGTCAAACTTATACATAAAATCCGTATAATCATCATCCAATTCAATAAAGTATTTGATCCCAAGTTTTTTTGCTACATCAAAACAAGCATTCCTTGCATAAACGATTGATCGCCTATCCCCAAAATTATCGCCCTCGTCAAATGTATCAGATATTTTCTTCTTGTTGAAAACATTAACGATGCCCTTAAATTTCTTATTGTATTCCTCCAATGTTTTGTCTTCGTTATCAACTAAAATAATAACCTTTCCAGTATATCCGTGCTTCTTTAACGAATTGAAAGTATAAACTTTGCTCGCTCTCCCGTGGGTTAAAATGAAAGCAACAAAGTCTTTATTCTTCATCTGGATTATCTATGTTATACATCTCATTTATTTTTTCAGTCAAAGAAACAAACCCAAGCTCGATCGCCTTCTTGAAGTCGATAATTACCAAAACAGATTCCTCCATCAATTCTTGAACCTCCTTCGAGGAATGTGCGTAATACTCCGCAATGTTTTCAAAGTTGAAAACCGTATGCCTTTGCGCAGCCGTAATCAAAAAATCCTTCTCATCCTTTGAAAGCTTTGAAAGATTTATGCTTTCAATTATCTTTTTTGTTTTTGAATCATCAAACAATTCAGGGATCGATGGTTTAGTTCCCTTCGGTTCATATTTTGGCGACTCAACTTTCCTCGTATACGCATCCCCCTTCGACTCTAAATCATCCTCCCATCCATCATCCCACCCCAAGCCCGAAATGTCGATTCCTTCCCCCAGCAATCCTTTCAACTCATTTCTAAGAATCTCTTCATCCCATCCGCCACCGATCTCCGCCAGTCTGTTGTCGGCGAGAATGTAGGCTTTCCTCTGAACGTCGGTTAAGTGATCGAGCCTGATGCAAGGAACCTCGGCAAGTTCAAGCTTCTGCGCGGCCATCACCCTACCATGCCCAGCAATGATCCCGTTGTCGCAGTCGATCAAAACTGGATTGTTAAAACCAAATTCTCTAATCGATCCAGCAATTTTTGAAATTTGAATCTCGTCGTGCTTTTTTGCGTTCCGTGCGTAAGGAATCAGCTTTTCAGTAAGGATTTTCTCGATTTTCATGCGTTTTTTGTATAACTGAGAATTTTGACATTGTTCATACCCATTTTAAGAGTCTTCT